GATTTACTCAGCCAGGGTTTGCTCAACTGGTGCAATCCATTTCTTGCCCTTGCGTGTCCAACCAATCCAGAATGATCCATCGCATTCAACGCATTCAGCGTTAGTTGCGATTTGAGCATCTTCTACTGTTTCAGCAGAAATTACATTTGAAACTGTATCTCCATTTAACACTGCAAAATTAGCCATTTAATTTCTCCTTAGTAATAAAGCAAAATGCAGCCAACGCCACCGTTGCCACCAGTGCCCGGATTCGTGCCACCACGTGCACTACCCCCACCGCCACCGCCACCAGAACCGCCGTTTCCGCCGTTTCCTGCAGTTGTATTTCCAGTTGCTGAAATAGTTCCGCCTGCTCCAAATGTACCAGGTGCACCAATTGCTCCACCTGTACCAAATGCACCTTGTCCTGTACCTCCAGTATTAGCAGTACCATCTGCACCCGCTCCAAGCAAACCACCACCGCCGCCGCCAGCACCATTAGAAGCAACGTTGTTTCCTGTACCACCAGCACCACCGCCACCGCCAGGGTTTACAACAGTAGGGCCACCTGTACCACTATTACCATTACCGCCTGCAACGCCAACACCGCCACCACTACCACCATTACCACCACCACCACTGGAAGTTGCAGTACCAAAAACTGTACCTGTACTTCCACCAGAATTTGCACCTGAACTACCACCACCGCCAGTTGCAATTAAAACACCAAAAGAACTTGTGCCACCAGTAGTTCCATTAGCTCCAGAACCACTGCCGCTACCGCCTACTCCGCCTGCACCAACAATGCAATTTGAAACAACTGGCGTAAAGCCATAAGTAACTGCTCCAGCGCCTCCGCCGCCACGACCTTGAGTACCGCCTGTTCCAGTACCACCGTTACCACCGCCGCCTCCGCCGCCAACAACAATTGCAAATACATAATTAACACCTGTTGGAACTGTAACTGCGCCTGATGAAGTAATGGTTTGTTGCAAACTAATTCCAGTTGGTGCTATTGATTGTAAACCGATATTGCTGATTGCCATTATGCTATCTCGCTTCCAAATGCTGAAAATGAAAGATTTGCAGTCGATCCGTAAACTCTGACTTTATCTGTTGCATCTATTGTAATTCCAAGGGTTAAAGCAACCGTTGAGTTTGCATTTATTATGGCATCATAAACTAAGTAATCTTTTGTAGCTGTTGCTGCGCCATTTACTGATACTGAAATTCGGTAAGTCGCTGAAGTTGCTGCTCTGTTGGCTACTACCAAACTTGATAGGATGGTTTCAGTAGCTGCTGGCACTGTGTATAAATCGGTTTCTGTTGTAGCTGATGGAGCAATTTGCCCCAATACTTTATAGACTGTTGTTGCCATGAATTAAGCCCCCATCAATAGGAATGAATGAACGATTTCGCCTTTGGAACTCTCAATTTTATTAACTGTGGTGTCGATGGCATTACCCAAAGTACGCATAGCATCTGCGCCATTCTTAACGAAATCGCTGTCGTTAGGTTCAGTCCATGAATAATTGGGTGATAGTGCCATTGTGCTCCTTAGTTGTAATTAGACCATTGTATCGTAGGATCAACCGCCGACCATGTAAGAGCAGCAGAAACATCCTGCCATCTGATAGGTGTGAGGCTGAAAATTGATGATGTGGAATTGACTGAAATTGAGATGTCGGTTCTGGAAATACTCCAAGTCCAACCCTCAACAAAGCCTTGATAATCGGTGTGAATAATAGACTTGGGCAGATTGTTAATCTCAATTGGCTTGCCCATATACATCTGAAGGAATGTATCGATATCGGCATTTGAAAGATTAGGGTTTGTCAGGGCTACTGTGAAGGCTTTAATGTTGGTTTCAGGATTGGCCTTAAGGGCAATATACCTGCTTGCCTGATATTCAGCTTCTGCGGTGTTATGCAGTTCAGTCAGGATTGTAGCTGCTATTTCTCCATAGGTAGCAATTGAGCCACTGGAAAATGCACTCGTGTCGTTATTTGATCCATAAGTTAAAAAGATTGAGTTAATAACATCGATGGCAGTTTTCTGTGATGTTATCGAAAACGCCTGAATATAATTTTGTGGGATCTCCCAGTATCCATAAGTCTGGGCTTCAACTGTCCTGCGGCTTTCATTGGCATATCCAACCTTGCCATCTGTGGTTTCATAGATGTATCCAAACGCCATGTCAGCATATTTAGCAGCTAGAAAATAAGAAGTTGCTGTACTGCCTGATCTTGCATCAAATTCATAAACGCCTGGTGTATCAACAACATCAACTGAAACTCCTGCCTCAGTAAATATGCGATCCATTCTGTCATCATCGTATTCTCTTGGATAGTTAGATCCGCCAATGTTAATTCGGTTCATTTCAGCAAATACGCCAAAAGCACTGATTTCAACTAATCCAACATCAGCAATCGATCCAACGGCTGCCATGCCTCCGTTAATGGATTTAATTTTTCCTGTAAATAATGTTCTATCTGTTCCAGTAGCGTTTTCAGTTTTAACAATTACTGTTGAGTTTAAATCAAATATCCATTCAATGTTGGTTGGGTTGTATAAGGAGATTTCAGCATATGATGATCGTGGTTGTTCCCAAACATCTATGCGCCCATAATTGATTGTGATTTGATTGATTGCGTTGCCTTCATAAGCAACACCATCAATTAATACTGTGGTCTGAGGTGTTAAAGCCAACCTTAATCACCCAAGCCAAATCTATTTCTGCCAAGTCCATTAAACGATCCAGCAGTTGTAGCCTCATTGTTTAAAACTTTTGCAACCGCTCTAGCTGTTCCGGCACTATCAATTGCCCCATTAACTGTAATGTTATTAACTGTTGTTCTGTTTTCTCTTGCATTTGAATTGGTGTTAATTGAAGGTGTTGTTTGCCCAAGCATTGTGTTAGTAAGTGATGGGTTTGGAATGTATCCAATATCTGTGCCTGGTTGAACAAGGTTAATAACTCTAATTGCCTGGTTAGCAAACTCTACTAATAATCCGATTGCTTCTCTTAAGAATACAATAAATGAGCCAATTTTATCTACTGTAAAGGAAACAAATTTGCCAAAGCCTTGAAAACTTTTCCCAGTTTCATCAAGTGAATTTGTTAAACCTTCCTCACCTGTAAGGCCTGCAATAAATCCATCTAAGGCCGGAATACCTTTATTGTTTAAAAAGTTAATAAACTTTTCAACCTGTGGCAATAACAAAACTCCAAGTGATTCTTTAGCCTCATCAAAGCCAACCTTTAAACGATCGATCTTACCCTGGAAAGTTTCAGCATTAGCGGCTGCTGCGCCACCATATAAATCTGATAATTTGGTTTGGATCTCCGTAAATGAAAGAGTTGCCAACTCTGTTTTAGATAAACCTAATCCCAATCTGCCAAGTGCAGTGGTGTTTCCATCTTGAGCCTTACCAAGTGCATTTGCGACTGTTTCCAGTTCAATACCGCTACCCTTAGAAATATCAAGGGCAAGTCCTAATAATCTTTGTGCTTCTCCAACGTCCTTTGTGGAAACTGCCAATCTCTGCATGGCTGGTCTAAGTTTGTCATCTGCTACGCCTGTCGCTAATGATGTCTTTAAGATCATATCCTCAGTGGACTTAATTTGCGCATCTGTTGCCCCTGTAGCAGCCTTTAGGGCATTGGCTAACCTTAACTGTGCTTGCTCATCCTCAATGGCCGCTTTAACGCCATCAACGGCTAATTTGACCCCATAAGCAGCAGCAGCTGCAGTTGCAGCAGCAAACGCTAAACCAGCCTTCTTTCCAAACGCGCTAATTTTGTCTGAGTTGGTTTCAACGGCTTTATCAGCTTGATCTAATTTCTTTTTAAGATCATCGACATCGGCAAGGATGGATAATTTGAGGGTACGATTACCAGTTGCCATTATGCCCACTCCTTAAGAATGCGATTAAATGCAACTTCCCATTTGTTAATCAATTCAGGCTGAATTCTGCGAAGGGTCGGATAGATAAACCATCCTCGACTACCTCTGCCTTGCCGTCCGCTATAAGTAGGGAACTGTTTGAATTTATTTGAACCAAACTCATAACCACCCCATAGGGTCTGTGTAGTAGCACCACCTGAAAACCTTTGACGTGCGAAGCCGTAACTGAACTCACCAATCTTTGATGACTTTTTGATTGATACGCCGTCC